TGGCAAGATCCAAAATCCGACCACTTGCCCCGCGATGTTGCGCCGCTTGACCATGACTGAGTGACCGCGGCAATCGTCGTTCAGGACGGTCGCATAGAGGATTTCAGACAGCCCGTAGTAATCGTTAGGGTTCCGAAAGGCTTTTAGGAGTTGGCGCGTTCGGGTGTCTGAATAGTTCTCCCAAGCCCCTTTTCGCTCGTTCCACTGCTGGACGGTCAGGGTTAGGTCGCTCATCATGGCGGCCTTTTTCTGTATACAAATAGCCGCTACCGAGTTGGCCCAAGGGTCGCCGGCCTCGGTCGTATAGTCGTACCGCGTACCGCCGAGCCACTGCCACGGGACTGCGCTCGTGCTGCCCATGTATGGAGCGCGTGGCTTGAATAGCTTTAGGACTCGGTTAAGCAGGCTCATAGGTCTAAGTGTACAGACTCATTTCATCCTCAAAACGAACCCCGGACGGATCGCGGAGTCCCCAACATGCAAGAGCCAACGCGATTACGCAGTCATCGTGCATCCCAGCCGGCGCGTTCATGCGTACGTTTCGGCTTGGCGTGATCTCGTACTGATACGCTTGAAGTTCGGCGGTTTGTTCGGGAAGGTCAAGCAATGCCAGCGACGCCTGCTCGATCTGAATGACGAGCGCGTTGATTAAATCCTCTTTGGTTTGGTTCGTCAAGTTGTACCCGTGCCAGTACGCACCGGGTATCCGGGATAGCTGTTCGAAGATCGGATCACCTACGCCGGTTGAGTCAACGTAGACCACCGCGTCTTTAAACCGCGCCACGAACGCCGCGATACGTTGAATCTGGACCGACCACGGGATGCCGGTGAACCGTTCGTGCGCTACCTGCGATCCGCTTTCGTCTACGGCCGTCATGACGGTGAAGTCTTGGTACTTAGCGAGGTCGATACCGATGTACACCCGCCCCCGTGGTTGGCATTGTGTGCGGCCCTTCACCACAAGATCCGAAACGCCACGGAACACGCCGCCCGCATCGTCTAGGAACTCAGCTAGATACTCCTGCCTGAACAAGCGTTCTGGTAGTTGCCGTTTGGCCGCTTCAATCTCAGCCATTAGGTTTGGGATCGTAGTGTTCATCAGCGTCGGCATGGAGTGAGACAACCATTCAGCATTGTTCGGGTCTTGCCCCATTAGGAACGCGTTGTAGAAGTAATTCCGGCCCTTCGGTGTGCCGGCGAACCATGCCGACCCTTGGAAGTCTGTTAACGTCGGACGTATCGCCGCGTTCCAGATTTGCTCAAGGTCTTTGACCAAGCCAGCCTCATCTAATCCGACTTCGTCGTACTTACGTGATCGCCCCGCGTTCTTGTCGAGTAGCGTCCAGAACTCAGCCACGCCGCCGGTGACGAGTTCAATGCGCCCAGCTGTCTTGTTCTTACTCGTGATGATCGGAGCAAGCCGGTATTCCATCTCCTCGTAGACTTCGCTCAGTAGCTTGTACGTTGCTGCAAAGTACCCGTATTTGCGCCCCGCTATGGCAGTCTCGCAAGCGCGACGGGTGAACAGCGTTGTTTTGCCGAACCGACGGCCACACGCTAGGACGTTGAACCGTTTGGCCCGGTCAACTACCGTCTGTTGGCTCGGGTGATACCGGGGGAGTTGGATTTGTGCTGTCCGCATAAGTCACCTCGATTCGAAGACCGCCGCTGTGTTCTTGTAGCTGTTTGATGCTAAAGTCCGCAGGCCGCCGCCGCTCAAGCCACCACGCTGCCGCTTGCCATGTTCCTGCTTGCGCCGCTTGCTGGATCAACGCAACGTTACGAGCGACCGCCGTTTCTTCGGCTCCTTTTATTGCTTCCGCAAAATCCGCGTCGTCTTTATGCCATCTTGCAAACGTGTCTTCGCTGATGCCCGCAACAGCGCACGATGTACGACGGGTGTTGCCTGCCCTCAGTAGGTCGCATATCTTCTTCGCGATTTCCTCAGATCGCTTTGTTATTTTACCGCTCATTGATTTTTGCAATATAGACGGGCAAGAACGGGCTTGTGGTTCTAGCATTAGGTGGTACAATATTGAAGATGGCAACAATTATCAGCTGGACAAATGAGACCTGGAACCCTACCACTGGATGCAGTAGAATCAGTGAAGGGTGCCGAAACTGCTACGCAGAGCGCCTTTCGCTGAAGTTTGGATGGAGCAAGCAACCCTGGACAAAAGCGAATGCATCATTGAACGTGATCGAGCACGAGTCCCGACTTGACAAGGTTAAGAAATTCAAGTCAGGCACAAAGGTGTTTGTCAATTCGATGTCTGACCTGTTTCATGACGAGGTGTCAGACTCATTCATTTTGCGCGTGTTTGAGGCTATGAATAGCCGACCAGACGTAATCTTCCAAGTTTTGACAAAGCGTCCAGAACGCGTACGCAATTGGACAGGCCCGTGGTCGGACAATATATGGATGGGCACATCTGTAGAAGACCAACGGGTAGCGACAAGAATCGACTGTATACGCGAATGTGGCGCAAAGGTGAAATTCTTAAGCGTAGAACCGTTGATTGGTCCACTGTCAGCGAATTACGATGGGATCGACTGGGTTATTGTTGGCGGTGAATCTGGGCCGGGTCATCGCCCAATGCCCCACGAATGGGCGCGAACTGTTCGCGACCAGTGCCAGATTGCTGGCACTGCTTTCTTTTTCAAACAGAGCGCAGCACACACTACGGAACGCGGCGTTGCGTTGGAACATGAAGACAACACATTCTGGATTTGGCACCAAATGCCGGACAACAAAATCACACCGTACCAAGTACCAACCCAATTGAGCGCAAAGCAGCTGCAGGAATTTAGAACGAATAATCTGCAATAGTGCGCCTAGAATGGCAAGGGCGGCAAAGAACGCGGAGGTTGTCGATAGTGTCGAGGCCTCCGCGTGTTCTTGGAACGATATGGTCTACCTCGGTCCCATTATCTCCGCATATACAGCACCTGCGCCCAGCTTGGTCAAACGCTTTGGCCCTCAATATTTTCCAAAATTTAGATTTGTAGAACGGGTCAGACACCTTATCCCGTCTAGCATTTTTTATCTGTGGCGTTTCAGCAAAAGCGTCAGCAATGGTAAGTAATATTCCATAATATGCAATTGATGAAAATTGCCGATAAGAAAAGAATTCGTGTTTGTACTTAGCCGCACAAATAACGTTTACCATTTCTTTTACCGACGCTTCGTAATTAGGGTACACGTTTGCTCCAAACAGTTTTACTGCTGGCTCCAAAGACTTTGTTTTTGACGCTTGCCCTAACTTTGCAAATTGAATAAGGCCATCCGTTATGACCACGGCTATTTTAGATACTTGAGGAGTTAGCGCAATAAGCGCAGACAAATGTGGAAATGGGTCTCCAAAGGGATCAATATCAATGACGGAAAAAGAATGAGTTTTAAGACCCTCCAAATAAGCCAGGCTGTCACCCTCATACACGGCTTTGTTTGAATGATTTTTATACAGCTTGTCAATTGTCTCTGGAGTTTTCTCAATCATGAGTCCAGGTAAATCTTGAAAAACAGCATCCGTCATCTTGCCAAATCCTGCATGGCACTGAAGCACATTAGGCATGTCAACGAGGCCGATAGCTGTTCGGCGTATTGCTTTTTTGGTTACCTCGTGGCTATTGTGCTGTTTCATCTAAGTATTTCCTGAAAATCTCCGCCACTGCTTCGCTTCTGCGCATCAACTTTGTTTTCACTATTGCTTTTTCAATCATCTCTACATCTGCAATCAATACTGGAAGACGGAGCAAGGGTGAAGTTTTTTTAATTTGCGCTGTTGGCTTAGACTCGTCGAACAGACAAAGATCATCAATCAATTCTTGAATATCTGACTCAGAATAGCCCGTTCCGCTTATGTCCCCTTCAAGTTCAACTAGAAGATCAATCAAAGCGGACTCATCATAGACTGCTAAATCACTTGTGCGATTATCGGCAAGCAAAATTTTTCTTGCTACGGAATCCGGAACGTCTAGCACGATGCACGGGACCGAATCCATTTCTAACGTCATTGCCGCTAACAGTCTATGATTTCCTGCAATTACGTAATTGCTAGATTTTTGAACAATCAGTGCACCGTAAAATCCGTTTGTTTTAATGCTTTCGGCTATTACGTCTACATTGCCTTGACGCGCGTTGTCTGGGTGCAATATGAGCGACTTAACGGGAAGAATTTTATACTCTTGCATTACGCCCTCTCAACAAACAGCCGACTTGTCCACGTTCCCGGTGTCGCCCGCTTGATAATCTCCACCGCGCCGATGATGCGGGATAGCTGATCTTCCGACACGTAGACCACCGCCGTAGCCGCGTTCATGAGAGGCCACGGGAGCTTGACGCCGATTCTTACACGGACGTTGCTCACTTGCCCCCCATCCCCAGCGCAACCGCGTACATGCCAACAGCGCCGGACGCCGCGCCCTCGATCCATCGGCGCAAGGCTAGCGACCAGTCAAACCGGGTTCCGGGATTCTTTCCCCATGCGTCGAGGTCGGTTTTGATGGCACCGAGCAAACCGGCTAACGCACCGGCGGCGATCTTTTGAATGAGTTCGTTTGTCATTTACTTTATTTCCAGTTTTGTTTCAACTCTCGTCATGCGGTTTCCCAGTTGGTCTATCTTATCATTAATCGCTCTGAGCAATTGAAGCGTTTCACCGTGCTCCCGCTCTAAACTGCCAATCTTTGCCATTGCGATCCCATAGCTGACCGCGCCCGGAATGATGCCCGATAGGATCGCTATAACGACGTTGGTTTCAAGTTGCATGCATTTACCTACGGTTCAGTCTAGCCGTTTGATTCCGGGGACGGCGGGACGGGTTCAGGCATTGCCATCAGATGCTAATGTCGTCTACTGCAAGCGCAAGACCAAGCAAATAATCTAACCCGTCGTTCCCTTGATCGTCTAACAAATTGGCAATTGCGCCAGCAACCGTCTCCGAAGTGTAGGTCAAACGCTCGTTATGTTCCGATGGGTGAATCGTGATCGTCGCGCGGTCTTGGTCTTCGTCAATTTCATAGATGGTCCCGCAGATCACTGAGCGTCCGTAGTTGGTTGAATAAGTTTCATCTACCGGTTTGGTCGCGATGTCCTCAAGCGCATCAACTCGCGCTTGCAGGTTCTGGAAGACTTTCAAGAGGTCGCCGAGCAATTTTGACGTGCTTACATATACGCTTTCTTCGGCCTTGGGGAATTCTAAGTTACTCATCGGAAACATTCTACATCGCCAGGCTTATTTTGCCTACTTAACTTTTCCGTTAATTATTCGGTGATTGTGGACCTCGAAAGCTCCGTCATCGTCAACGTGGACCATTGCAAACCCGTGATTTTGCCTTACATGACCGAAGGGATTGTAATCGGGGGTTAAGGTACATAGGCAACCAACCGACCAACAGCCAAACTGAGTTCCGTTTAGGTCTCCCTCTGCGTGTTCTGAGGTCTGGTGGTGGTGTCCGCATAAAGTGTTGGTTTTACTCCACAGCCAAAGCCCTCTCGCGGGGTTGACAGACGGCGCAATACCCTGTTTCCGCTCATGTCCGTGGATCACCGACAGTTTGCCAAGCATAATCCGCTCGGTCTTGACGTACCCGATCCCAAAGTCGTCTAGCCGGAGCAGAGCCTCAATGGAAAGATTCTTGAGGTCAGACAAGTCGCGAGCGTTGGTCAGCAAATACCGTCTCAATCGTTGTTCGTGGTTGCCCTCCTTCCACTCAATAACCGCATGGGGGAACTGTTGCCTTAAGAACGAAAAGAAGTCTTGCGTAATCTGTATTTCCTCTTGCAGAGAAAACCGTCCGGTCTCCTTGGTAAATCCGGTAACCCCGTACATATCCATCACGTCTCCGTTTAGCACAATCGCATCCACGCATTCGTCTTTTAGTGTCTGAATCGCTAGTTGAAGCGGGACAAGTTCTTGTTCTGGGATATGGATGTCGGAAAGTATGCCTACCTTTCCGGTGAGTGCGACAAGTCTCCCCCTGTCAGTGTGCTGATGCCGAAGTTTTGACAGCCCCTTTTCTATGCTGGAGTGCTCGGGTGGAGACGATATTCTTAGTCGGTTCTCCTTCCCACGAGCACCGCGCCTATATCGAATTGCCGCTCTTGCATGTTCTGCTGTAGGGAAGATTACTGGGAAATTAAAAGCAAGCTCACGAGCCGCTTCTCTGATGGTTATTTCGTCAAGTCGGTTAATTACGGTATCAACAGCGTTTCGAAAGGCGTTTTTCTCTTCCCTAGTTTGTCCCATAGCGTGCCCATCACTACCCTATTATACGATCACGTTTCGCATTTTGCCTCATTCCCCCGCCACCATCTCATAGCCTAATGCCACAAACTGCCCGTCTGACGATTTCGCAACTCGCACCCTCGCCAACACCGCCGCCGGTCGCTTGTCTGTGCCCTCGGGGACCGCAGGACGCGGGAACTTGCGCCGATCCTCGTACAGCGTCCAACCTGCGGGAATCTTCCCAGTCGGTAGGCACATCACGTCGAGATTTTTGTTGACTACTTCAATCATTTTCATAGCTCTATGAACTCCAGACGGTCCGTAACCCCAGCCAAAAACGGCTTAAAGCTCTTACAATGCCGAACCTTCGGGCACCGCATGGCGATAGGCTCAAACCCCTCTGTTCTCGCCTTGAATCCCGCGTCCGTCATCTTCTGCTGTCTTACCTTGTCGGGCATCTTTTCCCCGATCACGGTGAGCGCGGAACCTTCCTGCCAGTGAACGCCGCCCTTGACCTTCGGCCCAAACTCGGAATCAGTCACCTGAGAACCGAGCCATGTACAGATTTTTAGCCGGTTCGTGAGCAATCGTATCTCCCGTTCACACTGGACGCCATGCGCGTAGTCGTTCTTTCCTTCCGGTTCGATCATCTGCACGTAGTCGAGAACAACCATCTTGCAACCCCGCCGCCTTTTCGCTTCGGCTATCAATGCCAGCAGGTTTTGCAGCCGGTTCCCGTGCCGATACGTGAACGTCGCATGAAGGTGAACGTTCAAGGCGTCAAGGTCTTTTCGGGCTTTGGCCCACGCTTCCAGCGGTTGACCACCATTCGGGGGATAGCTCCAACCCGTCAGCATCCGCATCATTCGCCGCTTGATCGCCTCTTCGTCAAGGTCACTGAGGGAAATGTAAGTCACACTGTGCCCAAGTTGCGCCGCATGAAGCGCACGGCCCACTAAGAAATTGGTCTTACCAACCCCGGAACCCATCAAACAGACGCCGGTTTCCCCAACGTCTAGCCCGCCCGTGTACAGGTCGATAGCAGAAATGCCAGTTGCGACCGTCTCACGGCTCTTTCTGGCGTCTATATCCACGTCGGCTATCGGAACTGGGGACGACGCGGTAGAAGGCTGTAGAAACGCATACAGCGCGTCAGTGTTGCCCGCCCACTCATCCCGCTCTACGTCGTGACCGAGCTTTACGAGTTGCCGCCGAAGGTAAAGCCCTTGGACAACCTCAAAGTGGTAGGAATAGTTGGACGGGGACGGCACGTATTCCGCAAGCTGGAGAATGTAATCCTCGCCGCCCGCGTCTCTTAGGTCGTCGCCTAACTCCCGCTTGATCGCAATGAAGTCAATACCCGCGCCTATCTCCACAAGCTGTTGAATGGCCGCAAAGACCAATCGGTGAGCAGGACGCCAGAAGATTTCGGGTTTTGCTAATGCCGCCATCCGCTTAGATACCAAGTCAGACAGGATCATGGACCCCAGCAGACACATCTCGGCTTCAATGTTGACTAGCGGATCGCTCTCGTTGATTCGGCTCATAAATCCCACCCTACGGTTTCGCTCACTGATGTTTTCTTCATTCTGTTTGGTTGCTCCCACGTTCTGACGGATCTCTGCCAGTCGGTCATCTTCTTGCCTCCGCTGATCTTGTAATCAGGTTGGTAATGGTCAATCCACTTCTCGGCCCAGAACTCCGGGTCTTTCCATCCCCGTTCGGTCATGTACATCCGAACCTCCTCTTGAGTTGGGGGAATGAAAGATACAACTTCCTTCTTCCGAGAGGGTTTTTCTTCTTTCTTCTCCTCTCCTCTATTCTCTTCTCCTCTCTTCTCCTCTCCTCTCCTCTGTTGAACATCCTGTTGAACATATGTTGGACTTTGTTCTAACACGTGTTCAACATGTGTTGAGCGTGTGTTGAGCGTATGTTCATTTCGAACCTGAGCAGACGTCTTGCCAGCCCGCGATCTTGCCTCTCGGACGTCCTGAGCGCGGCCCACTTGTTCTAAAATGTCGGCACAAAAAATGCCTACCTTATCAAAATCAAAGAAGGGAATAACCTCGTGTTGCACAGATTCCCACTCGGAACGCTCGTAGAGAATGGAAGTTGGAATGGCTCCCGGCTTGATAGAGTTGCCGTTTCGTCGCCATAGCGCATCGCGTAGCCGAATGATGGCAAGGTGCGCTAATTTGCTGATTTCCTGTAGATCGTCGGAGTTGTGAAGCTCTTCGACGTCGTGTTTACGCCACGTGTATTTGCTCATGCTGAATTCTCATTTGTCGCTCTTTGGGACCGTCTAGAACACGGCGGAGAAAGGGGATGACAGCCCATACGCCACGGCCCCAAAGAACAAAGCTGGTGTCTAGTCAGCAGGGTTAGTTTACTTTATTCCATCACCCAATCCGCGCCATCGTCAAGCGATAGCGACTGTTGAGTAGCCATATGCCAAGACGTTTCCGCACGTTCAAGATTGACAACCGCTTGTCGGAAATACGACTCCTTGATTTCCGCGCCTATGGCCTTGCGACCAAGCGCAATCGCGCCCGCCGCTTCGGAACCCACGCCCAGGAACGGGGTAAAGACGATCTCGCCGGGATTGGACCGGAGCTGTATCGCTCTTTCAATGACGTCCTTCTGCAACGGGTGGACGTGCCGCTCGTCGTCCGGGTCTTTGGTGTTCTGGAAGTCGAGGACGTTACCCATTCGGATATCATCCCAAACTGAGGACGCGTACCGCCGCCAGATCCAATGGCTGTACCGGTTCTGCTTTTGATCGCCCTTCCATCCCTTGTATTTCAGCAACTCCTCGGGCACTTGTTCCTCTCCCGCGTAGTAGTCGAGACCCGTCGGATATGCCACCGGCACCGCGTTTACTCCGGCGTTTCGAAACATGAGCAAGTAGTCCGCAGATGCCACGCCAGCATAGGCTGAATCGTCAACAATCGTCCGGTGGGCAAGTGACTTGGTTAGAGTCCGGTTTCGGACCCATAACGGTTCCTTCCAGATTGTGTGACGCGCAACGAATGACCATCCAAGCGATTCATGTAGCCGAATGATCTCGCCGGGCAGATCGTGCAACGCATCTTTTCCGGTGTTGCCCATCGGAATATCCGTGCAGTGAACCGCCGTTAACCGCCCCGGCTTCGTGATCCGCGCCAGTTCTGCCACGGCGAACCCGTAGTGCCGGTAGAACTCTTTGTAGTCGCCGCAGTTGCTGAAGTCGCGCTCGTCAGACGTGTAGTTGTACAGTCCAGCGAACGGCGGCGAGTAGACCGAGAAATCCACCTTTGCGTCTGGCAAACTCGCCATGAGGTCCATACAGTCGCCGTTATAGATGGCGTACTTGCTGGTGATCTTGCTTGGCATTACACCCATGACGGAACCTCGGCCACTGCCTGAACTGCAAGTGATTTCGACTGAGCATTAGCCGCAGACATTTCCGCGACAAGGTTGGTGAACATCGTTTCCGCTTTTGCGGACTTCTTCTTTAGGTTGTCCATGATTAGTTTTTCGCCCTCGGTCATTACTAGGTTGACCCTCACCTTTTCCCTCTGTCCAAACCGGTACATCCGCCGGACTGATTGATAATACTGCTCGTAGCTATGCGACGGGAAGTACACCATATTACTCGCGTGTTGAAAGTTTAGGCCCCATGCTCCGATCTTCGGCTTAGTGACAAGCACCCGAGACTCGCCGGTTAGGAACTGGCAGAACTTGCCTTCTTTTACCTCGTCCTTATCCGATCCGTTGACTTCAACCGCGCCCGGAATCATTCGCATCAACGCTTCGGCCTCGTCGTTAAGTTGGCACCATACAATAGCTGAACCGCCAGACTCTACCAAACTAGCCGCCCGTTTGCATCGTTCAAAAACCGTACGTTTCTTTTCCCTTCGCTGATCGTGAAGGTTGTTCGCAGGCATGGCAAACAATGCGTCGTCCGGACAACCTTCAACATCTACTAAATGTTCAATGACTTCCAGCGGCGGCAAGATGTACCCCTCGTCACTAAAGCCAATGTCTGACGGCTTTCGACACGCGGTAGACCATGACGCGACCCATTGCCAGAACGCCCGCTCCGCATGGCCCTTTAACCGCCACTCGGGAGCTTCGCCGTAGAACCGGCGGTCCGTGCTGGTGTTGTTGTCGTTCTTAAAGAACTTGCTGAGCATATCCATATAGCCCATGTATCCAAGGGCCTCGGAGCTGGTTCCAAGTTCGGTGAAGTCGTTCGGCGCGGCCGTCGCCGTTGCCAGCAACCGGTACCGAACCCGTTTCATAAAGTCCGTAATCGCGGTCTTGGTTGCGCCATCGAATGATTTGAGGATGCTAGACTCGTCGCAAACAACCGCCGCAAAGTCCGCAGGATTGAACATCCCGAGCTTTTCGTAGTTGGTTACGGTGATCCGGTGAACTGTTCCATCGACCGAACGACGAACATTGAACCCGAACTTTTCCGCTTCCGGGATCATCTGGATTGTCACCGCCAACGGCGCAAGAATCAGGACGTTACCGCCCGTAAACCTTGCCACGTTCTCGGCAAAGATTAGCTCCATGAGCGTTTTCCCTAGTCCGCAATCGGCAAAGATTCCAGACCGCCCTCGGGTTAACGATGTTTCGCATAAGGACAATTGAAAGTCCTTTGTCATGTCGGGCCAGTACCTTAGTGGCACTGGATCACTGTTTGCGCTGTGCGCTTTCGCTGAAACGAATTCCCTATACTTCTGTATCGTGTCTGTCATTTTCTTCTCTTCGGTAGTTTGGGTCTACCGTACTCCTTTTACCCGCCCATGCGCCCGTGGTGTATCGGACGAGTAGCCGACCGCAACTAAGCACGTTCTCTACCTCGTACTCGTCGTCCGGGTGAGGGTCTTTGTGCAAAAGGTTGGCGTCAGGTTGGCTCACGCATCACCCCGTTCGTAAGCTGCAATTTCTTCTAGGATCGGGAGCACCTGCCACGGGACCACTGCGTTACCGAGCATTTTCAAAGCCATCCTTCGGGAAAGCCCATCAAGTGCAGGACGAACCGCCAGTTCAATCTCTTCCTCTTTGGTGAGTGCGGGACCAAGGTCGGGTCTGACGCTGAGCAATTTTCGCCATGCGCCAAGGTCTGCGGGTCTAGGGATATGAACTCGACTACCGTAGCCGTCAAAGTGTCGCGCCCCGCTTGGCTTTCCGTCAGGCTGTTCTTCGAGTCGTTGGTCGTCGGAGTGCCCCACATCTCCACCTGATCGGCTAGTTTCAATTGGATCGTTGCCCCTGATTGGCGCGTTAGGTTGCCGTCCCTGAGATGCTGAGACGTTCCCCCGGATCCAGTGTCCGGGGTTCGCCAAAACTCCGCTTGATCCTCGAGCTTTCTCGTCCCGCCGCCCGTTGGTTTCCGTGTCTCTGTCCCGCCCCCGCTCGGCCTCTTGGGTGTCAGCCAGTTTTCCGCTGCGCCCGCTCGTGACGTCCCGCCCGTTTGCCCCGGCGTCCGATTCCAAGCCACCTGAGAACCCGTCTTGACAGTCATTGTCGGCCAGGTGTCCGACGATAAACACGCGATCGCGCCGGTGGCTAAATCCAGCGGCCTCGTCAACTCCGAAACAACCCCATCCGCAGCGATACCCCATGTCGGCCAGGTCCCGGAGAATTTCGCCGAAGATGTCTCCTCCTGAAACAGAGAGGATTCCCCGGACGTTTTCACCCAAGAACCATTTGGGTCTAGCTTCGTGAAGGATTCTAGCGATTTCGGGCCAGAGGTGACGCTCGTCACTAGCTGCCTTACGGCTTCCCGCAATTGAAAAGGGTTGGCACGGGAAACCCGCCGAGAGCAAGTTAATTCGTCGTCCTCCGTTAAGTTGAATAAGGTCTTGTCCATTTAGTTTTGTCACGTCCTCAAACTCATGCGCAGCGGGAAAGTTCCGTCTCAGAACCTGCCGGCACGTCTTGTCAATCTCACAGTAGGCCAGGCTTTCAAACCCAGCGATTTCCGCCGCTAGGTCGATGCCACCCATGCCAGAGCAAAGGGAAACGTGCGTCATTCCCTCATCACCTTAGCCGCCGTTGCGTGGGTTAGCAGAAGTTGCCTCCTGTCCCGGTGTCGCTCAAACTTCAAGAAGTACCCAGCGTGCTCAGTGAAGTACCACTGGCCCGCAAGGTCCGGGATCGCCCCGCAGTAGGTGTAGATAGTGCGGAATTGCAAGGTCATTTCTCCCCTCGCTTGTTTAGCATCTCGCTGGTTACCCACGTCTCCGTAGCAACCCACCGTGACCCGACTTTTTCGAAGCCAAGGATCACGAATTCGTCACCGACGTTAAGCCACTTCCGAATGTAATTCCGGATCG